ACTCTGTGCCGTGAATCTTCATGCGGGTTCCCGTGTTAGGACGTACTAACACAAAGTCTCCCACCTTACAGGACGGGCCAGAAGGGAATCGGGCTGGATCTTTAAATGCATCAGGGCCAATCTTGGCTACAAATAACACGGGGGAAAGAAGCTCCTCGTGCATGATTGCAGTTGCGGATTTGAGAATCCCTGTTTCGCTAAACTCTTCTTCTGCTTTTGGGAGCATGCAGAGGAGGTGGTAAGTGGCCGGATCTGGCACTTGTTTGGCTTTTTCTTCTACGGATGTATTAAGCAATCCGGAGAGATCAACCGCTTTGACATCAAATTCAGTCATCTTGATATTCTTTCGTTTTTCGCACAAGGTCAGCAATTTCATACTGCGCGGTTTGCAGACCTCGGATAGTTCCGCACAGTTCTTTGTAGTGATCGTGGGATTTAGCACCACCCTCACTAACAATCTGAACCAACTGCTTGACGTGTTCTTCAAGCCTCTTGTTTAAACTATCAAGCAGTGTGTCCATCATTCACCTTTCGGTTGGTTCTTCGCGTTCAATAACATCTGAAGAAGTTGTTGTTTAGCTTGCAAGTCCTGCGTCTGTTGGTTGTGAACCAATGACTGCTGGTGTTCTTGCTCTGCACGTCGCATGTCGGCCTGATGCTTCATAGCCTCCATAGCAATCTCTTGTTGTTGACGTTGGGCTGCCACGGCAGGATCTTCTCCCTGCGCGTTTTGCATTTGCTGCGCTTTGAGTTGAAGCTCTGCCTGCTTGATGGCCAACTCGCCCTGAACTTTTTGAGCTTTGGTCTGCGCATCTTGTTGCTTGATCTGGAGTTCTGCTTGCTGCATCTGAACCACAGGATCTTGCATCTGCTGCTGGGCCTGTTGCTGGGCAGCTTGGTTCTTGTCGATCTGTAACAACTGAGTTGCAGCTTGAGCAACAAGCTTAGACAACTGCACTTCAATGTCTTCAGACATCTCAGTGTTTGGCTTGGGCAACGTAGCGCCAAGGCGTTGTTCAATCTTGGTACGGTACTGGAACGCGACATGTTCAGCGACGTGCGCCATGATGGCGGCCTGCATCTGCTGAGCCATTGGGTTCTGACCCATCTGGCCCATCACAATTGGATCCTGCATCATTGATGTATGGACTGCAATGTGTGCGTCATGGTCTTGATAGATAAAAGCCTTGGTAGGTTTACCTGTCAAAAACGCCATGTTTTCTGAGACTGGATCGCGTGGCGTCATGTCGTCATCAATAGGTACAAGCTTGTCTGCGTTCTTTACACCCAACACCTCAATCATCTGACGGTGCAGCAATGGGAGGTTGTAGATCTGAGGAGCGCCTTGGGCCAACTGAATGACCGCTTGGTACTGCATGATGCGCTGAGCCATCGTGGCTGAGTTGGGATCTGACACAGGGATAACATCCACCATGTCATAGTCAGCACGCTTAGCTTGAGGAGTACCAAACACGGGTGTGTATTCGTAGTCCTCCGGCATGTAATCACGAATGATTTCCTTGAGCAGTTTGAACTCTTGCTTCATTGAATAATGAACACGAGCTTGTACTGCACTCATTGTCTTAAGCTGACGCTCGAGCAATGCAAGAGTTGTACCGACGGGTGCGTTGGCAGACATATCGCTGATGTTCATATCTGCGATCGATCCGAGGCGGCGGCCTTCGTCTGTGATCTGGTTCAAGAGAGACAACAGAACCTGAGATGGTTCCTTGTATGGCAGAGCCATGATGTTCTCTTTGACCGAGCCGCTAGGCACGTCCACGTCACGGAATTCACCGGGGGTGATTGGGGTGTCGTCATCCTTAATACGGAGGCCACGAGTCTTAAGACCACCGGGCAAGTTAGACAGCGTACCTGCGTCCACCAACTGACGAATCAAAGATGTACCTGCACGGGCGTATCCACCAATCAGGTGAATCAAACCTAAGCCATAAGCACCGAAGCCGGGGATGTAGGTGTACTGGACAAAGTGCTGGCGCTTGAGCTTGTGCTTGTCATCCTCATCCCAGTTACGGCGGATGGCCAAGATCTCGTTTGTGCCACGCTCCAATGTGATGACGTAAGGCAGAGCAATACCGTCTTCATCTTCATAACCGGGCAGGTCATAGTCTACGTGGATCTCATAGATCTGGTAGCGGTCATCGTCTGACAGGTTATAGCCTTGGTCTTCGGCCTTCTTCTTTTCTACGTCAGTGTAGAACTGGAGAGGTTCTCCTAAGTCAACGTCAAGGTAGAAGCCAGAGACTTGAAGCTTCTTAATGTCGTTCTTTGTCTTGCGCATGATGTGAGTCACACGCTCGGAAGTCATGGCGCTAGAAGCACCGTAGGGGATGATGACATCTTCGGCTGGGATAAAGATCGCAGCTTGACGGCCAAGGGCGGGATCGTAGTAGACCTTTTTGAAAGCCGCGCCGGCCAGACCCAAGGAGTACAACATTCTTTCATGCTCAGGACGGTATTCAGGCATACCTTCCGTGAGCTTAAAGTTCATGTCGTCTCTAACGCGCTCAGCCGCCTCTTCTTTAAGTTTATCAATAGCGCCGATGATTTCCGTTTTAACCGGCCCTTGCGCTGGAAAAGTTTCAATAATAGTCTCACTTTGAAACCGAACTGCCGCTTCGGTGAGTACAGTGGAGAATACTCCACAGGCTCCCAACCAAGGTTCCGTTCTTTCTTCATACTTCATCCCCAAAACATCTAGACCTTTGACATACATCTCAACCCATTCCTTGCGGGAGTTGATGTCTGTGTCTACCATTTCAATTAAATCGCTAGAAATCTTTTGGAGTTCTGAGGCATCTATGTACTCGGCAAGGTTGTCATCAAACCCTTCTTCTTCATCAGGCATGATGTCAATTTCTACGCCGTCAAAGCCAATTTTTACGCCTTCGGGATTCTCAATCTCAATCTCTACTGCCGGGCCTGCGTCCATCTCCAAAGCGTTTAAACCCAGTGGAGCTTGGCTCAATGATTGTTCAATACTCATAATGTTCCTTAGTAGTAGGCTACTTTTCTGCGGTGGTAAATAGGCTCATCTTTTTCATCTGAATCGATAGAGATGAATCCTCCCAAGCGAAACCGCATCAAAGCCTGACTGCTTGAGTCAACAAGGTCATCATGGTCGCCGTTAGGGAAAGAAGCCAACTCATCCATCACTTCTTCGGCCCAGCGGGTCTCAGGACACCAGACAATGCCAGAGGCAAACAGGTCTGAGATTGCGTTTACACGCGATATCTTATCGTTTCCTTTGCCCGGCGTATACTCTGACATAGGAATTCCCATCTTTCTCATCTCATAGATGAGCGGAGCACCAGCAGCACGTTTCTCAACGATCAATGTGTCTGGTTCAAACTCTCTCCACATGTCAAAAGCTTTCTGCTTTAACTCTGGGAACTCCATCCTTGCTTTAAACGCATCAAGCAAGATGATGTTTGGCCGTAGATCACCTTGTTTGTTGGGATGTTGGAAGACACCCCACGTTGTACAAGCTGAATAGTCGGCACGATTGTTCTTTTCAAACGCAGTGTCCCAAGATTGAATGATGTATTCGCAATTGGGTGGGTGTTTCTCTTCCCAAATCATCCAGTTCTCGCGCTTAATGATTGCGCCTTCTTCAGATGTTGGGTTTTGTTGGTACTGCGCCTCCCATTTAGAGACTGGCAGCTCAGATTTCAGGGCTTCTAGGGCCGCTTTAGACCAAAACCCGGGCCAAAGGGGGTTTCCATTGGGCATGATGGCGGGAAAATCGATGACTTCCCACTGATCCACGCCGTCTTTAGCCGAATTTTTTAAAATTTGACCGGTTAAGTCCCTCTTAGACCACCGAGTCATCACAATAATGATGGCTCCGCCCGGCTGGAGACGCTGACGAGGGCCGGATGTGTACCATTCATAGACCCCATCAAACACAGCAGGGTTGGCTTGCTTAGCTTCCTGCTCAGAATGGGGGTCGTCAATGATCAATAGATCAGCGCCCTTACCTGTAACAGCGCCGCCAACACCGATAGCGAAGTAATCGCCACCCAGATGAGTGTTCCAGCGACCTGCGGCCTTTGAATCACTCGATAGCTTTGTTTGAAATACCTTTTGATACGGCTCTGATGAGACAAGATTCCTAACCTTTCGTCCAAATCCTGTGGCCAGCTCCGCAGTGTGAGCGGTCTGGATGATCTTCTTATGGGGAAACTTCCCCAAGAACCATGCAGGAAGCAAGAATGATGCAAACTCAGACTTGGTGTGGCGGGGAGGCATGTTAATGATAAGCCTTTTGAGTTCCCCCCTAGCAACCCTCTCAAAGGCATCAGCCATGATCTTGTGGTGCGCACCTGAAATGAACACAGGCCACATCTGCGTCACGAAGTAAAGGAAAGACTCTTTACTGCGCTCGATCTTATCCATCTCCAGTAGAGCCTGAATCTTGGCCCGGTTCTCTGGCGAAGCCTTCGGAACCATTGCAAGGTACTTCTCAATCTCCGTGTGGGTAAGAAGACTCATAGACGCACAATCTCCCGCGCAGATTTATCCACCAACTTGATGGCATGGAACTTATAAGGCTTGGTTACCAAGTGACCCTCTTCCTTTAACCTGTGGATGATCCTGTGGATATTGGACTTGGACTTCAGTCCAATCCCTTTAGCAATAACTTCGTAAGACGGAGACACACCGTGCAACCTAATGTATGCACTGATGAAGTCTAGAACTAACTGTCGTCTCTTACTCATGCTCCGCATTCTCTACGATTCATATGAGGGTACACCGCCCAGAGCGGTGACTAAGTGCCCCAGTTTGGTTGTCAACCTCGATGTACCTTCATATAAGCGTTGGTGGCTCACATAGAGCAGTGGCTTGAATTCAAAGACCGTAAAGGTTTAAGTTGCACCGGCGCTAACCCGATACACCACCAACACAACTGGGGACTGTTGGCCTGCTCCGAGAACCCCCAGCGCCAATCCCCATGCATGTTAGTCCTTGGGATTCCACCAAAGCCCACTTCGCTTTATCGTCTGCGTGTCCAAGACGTTTAAACACGTTACTGTTTCACATATATATATGAAACAAACTCATGGACTGAGTTTAAACGCATATGCGAACGTTCGCAAGATGTTTTTGAAAAAATATATACCCCCGGGGGTTGGATTTTGGAAAGGTATGGGGGGCTTTCCTGTAGGAATGTTTTGGGAGAGTGGATTAGAGCGTAATGCGCGGGAGGGTGTCACATCCACACAAGTGGCCCTCGGGGGCCGGTGGGTCACGGCCACAGCCTGTTTAAACATCCTCACCCACAGGTGATGCACTGTGTAAACGCTTGGCATCTACATCTAGCACTGCGGTCTTTGATTGCTCTAGCAGTTTGATGTGCCCTGCCAACTCACGCTTCAACTGCTCTGCTGTAATGACTGCCTTGTCTTGCACCTCTGTCGGTGTAAACAGCCCTGCGGCTTTGCCCATCAGTTCCAATGCTTTTAATTTGGTGCCCTCTTGCTTGGCACCTTTACTTAGTGCCAACAGTCCCTTCAGCACATACCTTTTACTGGCCGCAAGATCCTCGCTCAGGTGTTCAACTGTTTCCTCCCATGCTTCCTCGAGTACCCGTTTGATCCTTGGATCCTTCATCAGTTTGTTTGCTGATGCGCTAATACTTGCGTCAGAACCTGTGTCGTTTGCGTACGCATTGCGGTATGCATTCCGTAAGCTATCCCCCTGTATTACCCTCTGACAGAACAAGACTTGACGTGGGCTTAAGGGTTTAGGTCTCCTTATGTCTGACCCTCTGTGTTCTCCATCCTTACGTCTTACTGGTGCCTCTGCCAAATGGGCTAACTGTTCCGCTTCGCTTAGGTCTGCGTGGCCGTCCTCACCGTCCCAACCCATGTCCTCAGCCAGTGCCGCATCCAACTCCGCCTTGTACTCATCCTTGCTTGCCTTGCTCATGTTTAAACGCTCCATCTAATATGCAACCGACCCCGTTTCCCGTGCACCAACGCACCGAAACGCACTGTTCGCATTATGCACAGTTTATCCACACCCTGTGGACAAGTCAAAAGTTATCCACAGGAAGTTATCCACAACTTATCCACACAACCGAGTTATCAACAGATCTGTCCACAGCTTATACATGAGTTATACAGTGCGTAAAAACAACACACAAATTGAGTACCGCAGTACTACACAATCGCCCAAATGTAATACCCAAAAACTGTGGCGCTTTCGCATTTAAACGACCGCTATGCGTTTTTTTACCCTCCAAGCACCCTACCCCTTGACCCACCTCCGATCGACGATCCTGAGCCGATCTGAGCGTTTTTTAATACTTTTCAAAAAGGTATTACTTTGCCCCCAAATTGAAACCTTTTTAGTCCAACTGTAGAACCCCAGCCGTACTAATAAGAAATGTCCTCAACCCACCAACACCCCACCAAATAATAACCCCACAGTTTGCTCAGGTAAATATTGACCATGTTTACACGGCAATATCGTTGTGCTTATAATTCAGCCAGACGCTAGGGATTACCGCTTTGACCTGCTGACCCGTGATGGGCAAAGAACAGCAGATAGTGCAGACCCCTCCACCCTACAGGTGATCGCACCACGTAGGGCTGTAGACAGTACAGCGTTAAGCCTCTCGGGGCTTAGCAGTGCACTGTCGCACTATTACGGAGAACCCCATGAAAAAGCTTCTAGAAGCATACAAAGCAGACCCCTCACTGGCCAACGCAAAGCGTGTGTTTATGTATGACTGGAAACACGCCTTTGCTTCCATCCTGTTATCGCCTGCTGATCAAGCCCTGTTACAGCAGATCATTGCCCGTCACAACAAAGGAGAGTGAACCATGTACACCGCACAAATTGACCGCCACGGCAACATCATTGTTTGCAAGGGTGACGTTGAACGCAACGGATACCGCATCTTTTTTACCGGTACATACAACGACTGCCTGTCGCACAAAGTCCGATGACATTACAGCGTGATGCCCCTACCGCACGGGGGCATTGCAGTGCAATGTCGCACTACAACGGAGACCTACTATGGAACTGCTCTCTATCCACGCCAACCGTGAGGACTGGCTCAATGCCGCAGTCGATGAACTGCGCCCCTTCTTTTCCTCTCGTGGCCACACCCTCCCTGCTGAGATTCGGGTATCGTGTGCCTACCCAACCAATGCCAAACGCTCAGGCTTCAAAGTCTTGGGCGAGTGCATCCCCAACACCAACAGTGCTGACGGGCACTGGGAAATTTTCGTCTCCCCTATCCTCGACAACCCTACCAAGGTGACCGAGACCCTCATTGCGCAACTGTGCCGCACGGCCAAGGGTGCTTATGCCATCACCAACCTTGCCTACAGCCGAGTCGCTGATGCCCTGCACATCTTGCCGGCAGGGACTGCGTCCAGTCCTTTTAAAGAGGTGACGCATGGCCAAGACTTTATCAATGCCTATCAGGACATTGTCGATTCGCTTGGCATCTACCCTCATGCCAAGGTTGACGTGTCCACGTACAAAAGCCAAGGCACCCGCATGCTGTTGGCTGTGTGCCCTACGTGCCAATGCAAGATCCGCATCACTTCCAAGTGGGCATACAACGCACACGGTGACGTTGAACTTCCAACGTGCCGCTGTGGCGACATGTTTGCCCTCGCATAACCCGTTTAAACATTAGGAGAGAATCAGAATGACTAAGCCC